TTACAATGCTATCTTCGTCCACTCCTTTCCTCTGTCATCATGATACCTGGCAGTCTGGTTTGGTGATTTATGCCCCAGTAGTTTCTGAGTATCAATACCTTGAGCCACGTAAAGGCGTTCTGCTAAGGAGCGTTGTTCATGAAATGTTGCTGGCGTACCATCCCCCCAATCAATATCCACCTCATCACGTGCTTTACTGAAATTCATTGTTATCGTGTTGGATTTCACTTGAGCCCCACGTTCAGCCTGGGAAGTGGCGCGGAAAAAGTGAACCAGATATGGGCTAACTGCATAATCCCGGCACCGTGCAACAACTTCGCGCAAGCTCCAGTTAATTGGGTTTAACCTAAGAGCAAGGGGAATAGCGATCTTACTCCCGGTTTTCTCCTGGACAATGTGAAGATGATCATCCCAGATATCGCTAAATTTCATGTTGGAGATATCCCCTAAACGCTGACCGGTCACAAGGGCTAACAGCATAGCGTTACCCATATACTTGTGGTTTGCGTCGGCAATATCGAAAATTTTCTGCCATTCTTCCAGGTTAAGGCGTTGCCGCGTTATGCGCCTGCGTGGCTGCTTTGTCGCAAGGGCAGGGTTGTACCCAGGTGGAACCTCCCCATAATGTTGAGCTTCTTTAAATACATCGATTAAAACTGAGCGTATCACCTGCGCCATTCTCGGTTGTCCATCTGAAATGTAGGCCTCCAGTATTTCAGCTATATCTCGCACATCTACCGACGAAATCAGCTTCATACCTACTCGCTCACGGAGCAAAGCTACTGGTTTGGCCTTTTGCTTATAGGTGTTCAGCTTAATATCGCCACTATCCAGTCTTTCCCCTTGGATCTTCCAGTATCGGTCAAGCCAAGTGTTTGCGGTAATAGCTTTACCTTTGCTGGTCGCGATTTTGTCGCTGATCGCCATGATCTGCCGAGAGCGCTGTTCTGCGAGGCGAGTATTCGCCTCGGTAGCAATAGCTATAGCCTCTGCTTCGTCAGTACCTAGGGCGTGAAATTTACCCGTGATAGGGTGCTTATAACGCCAGTAAACCTTGTTGACCTTACGGCTATATAGTGGATAAAGATTCGGTACGCTGACATTATTTTTACGGGGTCTGGCAGCCATCGTTAAGGATCCTTAATAACTTTGGTGAATCAGAATTCTTGATAATGGGCGACGCTAATTCACCAACCAGTTCCGCATCTTCACGTACACGCCACAGTCTCCCTTGCTTCATCGCTGGTGGCGAAAAAAGGTTTTGTTTTGCATAACGGCGAAGAGTGGAAACACTCGGCGGATTGCTGCGATATTTATCTGCTGCCCATTCCTCAAGCGTCAACATCTGAATCATGGTCGGTTCTCCACTGCCGGCTGCAACCGGCTATTTCAATCGGTACGCACATGACGAGCAGCCAAGCCTGGCGCCGTCGTTACATTTCAAACAAATTTCAGGTTCGCTGGTGGCCGGAGCCATCAGTTTCATGATAGGGGCAGGGACCAGCACCGGCATTGGAACTCGCTGGCGCTTGGCTTCCTCCAGTAATTTTGCCAGTTCCAGCAGCCGCGCTTTGCAGTCCATTGCCTCAGCGCGCCACCAGTTCACGTCTTCGCGCAAGCGCCGTTGTCGCCGCAATTTCAGTTTGCTGGCCATTAGCGCTTCAACCCCTCGAATGAAACAGTGGCATTAAACATGTCACTCGGATCGCGATAGAACTTAATAGAGTGAACGCGGAGCACGCCAATACGGTTGTTGGTAAATGAAATCGTGAAGGTGTCACCTTTCCTGGGCATCGGTTCGTAAATCAGACCAGCGCCAAAGTAATGGCCGGTGATCTCCATCTTTCCCTTTTCCTTGAAGCCATGAACGAAGTGCAGGGCGTGGCCCCAGGTTTGCTTGGTGTAATCGAACTCAGTGCTTTCAGCCCTGTTACCTTTCAGCAGTGCGAGTAATTTAGCGAGCATGGTCGGCCCCCAATTCAATCAGCTGCTGGCAATCCACACAGGTCTTGCAGCCGGGAACGGCAGAGCGCCGCGCTTCTGGTATAGCCTCGCCGCACTCTTCGCAATGCTCAGCCGAACTTGCGGTGCGGTCGATGCGCATCCGCTGAATGGCTAGGCTGATGTTCTGCTCAACCAGCTCGTTGGCCTGGTCGATGATTTCCGCTGCCATCATGCACCGCCTTCAATGCGCTTGAATTCGATCACCCACACCCACGGATTTGCCTGCCAGCTTTCTTCACCGTAGATGGACTCCCACAGCCAGGAAAATACTTCGCGTGCATCATGGCTAGCACCGCCGAAATATTGATCCCCCTGATTTAAGCAATACCGGCCGGTGGCAGGTAGCTTAACCAACCCTTCACGCGCGGCATCGTTCGGACTGATTGACTGGAGGCGCTGCACTCCAACGCCGGTAATCTCCAGCGTGATGCGGCTGGCCCAGCGCGGCATGTGTATTGATGGCGTCCAGGCTCCTTCAAAATCGAAGCCATCCTGAGAAGTCCAAAGGCCGTAGTTTTTGGGTTTATGAATAGCGCTAGCGCGATAAATACGCTGCGCGTCTTCTCTGCTGCACAAGTTGCCATGCGTATCCACTGGATGACCATCTTCATTACCGATGCATGAGAACGTCTCGCGCACCCAGATACGATCGCCGACGTAACCGAACGGGCAAGAGAACAACTTAGAACGGGCGTGAGTGCCAGTGGCATTCGATTCTGCCCAGTGGTATTTACCGATATCGTTACGTTTGGTTGAATTAGAGATGCGTAAAAGGCCGAACTGGTTTGATTCAGGCTGCACCTTCATGAGCCTGCGTGTCTGCGTCTTACGGCCATCGAGAATGGCGCGAACCATCTCGTCGTTAAAAAACATTGGACGCTCTTTCACGGTTGCACCCCTTTCATCTGCTCAAACTGGCGGGCGATAGCAGCGGTTTCTGGGGATGGTTCGGATTTATTGCGAAGCCAGATGCAAACTGCACCATCTTCCGTGTCGTGAATGGAACCAACAAACCATCCATCACCAGCAGGCGCTTCTGGTTGCCATTTCGAAATGTCATAACCATCGGCAGCCGGATCAATTTCTTCCTCATCGCGGTAATCTACTGTCCATTCCAGCCCGTTAGCGGTGACCCATGCGTTAAACTCAGCGGTAGGAATATGCTCTCGACCATCGCAAAATTCCTCGTATACCGGATGTGTCCAGTAACCATACTGGTCGCGTTCTACTGGCAGCGGTGCGATTGCCGGTGATGCTGGTGTCTGCTCAGCTTCGGCTGATGTTGCTGACTGAGTAAGAACCTGGGCGATGTATGCGAGGTTCAGCGCCTCAAGTCGCGACGACAGCTCTTTAATCAGATCCGAATAAACACCGGTCTGCTTGATGCTGGTGGCGTAATTGTTGGCGGTCCTCACCAGCTCGATAATGGTCATTGATGCCAGCTGTTTTCTCATTGCGTTGTATCTCCTGTGCGCGCTGCAACGCGCGAATTTTGGGTGCACGAATCCCTCGCCAGGTGGCGATATTTGATGACAGTTCGCTTTAATTAGCGCCCGGAGCAGGGCGCTAAGTGAAGCGGGCGGCTGCAACCGCCAGGGCATCTCCACATAATTGAAAGCGCGCGCCGGAGTGGGTTTGCATTAACGACCAGACACTCAGGGGATGAGGCCGGAACGCGCTTACAGTTATGTGAAAAAATTGCGGCGCCTTCACGGGAAAATAAGATCCGACGCCGCCAAACGACCACGTACTCACTGGTTTTTATGGCTTCACAACTGGAAACGCACTCCCGCTTATTCACACCTGCCACCCATAACTGATGAGAGAAGGAGTGCGCTTTCATGTTGTGTGCCTGTCTTTTAACCCCGTCAGGCTCGGTGGTATCTTGGTAGCTCTCTCATAGCCAAGAAGGGCTTGAACATGGATCCAGTACTTAAACAGCAAATTAACCATCTGACTTCTGAGATAAATCGCCTGAAAGAAGAGCAGGCGGCTACTGAAAAAAATGTTGTTAACCTTGTTGCACGCTCTGAATTCACTGCTGCACTCCTGACTGCTCTGCTTGTTAACGGCACCCTCAGCAGAGAAGACGCCATATCTTTTGTAAAACTGGCCCCGGTTGAGATCCCCGGTTACACCGAGAATGTTGAAGAAGCCCGGCGGTTTTTGCTTCAAGTTCTGAGTTACCCAGACAAATTTAAGTAGCTATGAAGCTGTTTAATTATCCGGACTCTTCTAAGCGGTCACACCGAATCGCCATGAAGTTGAATCGCTGCAGGCTGTTGCACATGCCTGGCCTGTACATTCCGGCTTCTCGCTTGGGTTAGGAATACTGTCAAAGCAATACACCGGACCGCTAACAGCACCTGTGCCATACATTACGAATAAAATCTAACTTAACTTAGTTTTTAGGTCAACAAAAAACACCAAACTTTAATTAGCTTGGTGTTAGGTGTTGGTTAGGGAAAAGGTTAAATCTCGTATTGGACGCCTTTGACGACGCCTATAATGATGCAGTTACCATTAATAGGAATGTTCGGGTACCGAGGGTTTAAGGGAACCAGAAATTTTTGGGGGCCGTCGATGACTAATTTCTTAACGGTAGCCTCACTCGTTCCGTCAATTCTGGCGACCACTATCTTTCCGTGAAGTGGTTCAGAATCAGGATCCACAATTACTGTAGCCCCTTCCGGGATGGTCGGAAGCCCGTTGGGATTTGTCATTGAATCTCCTTTAACCTCCAGAGCAAACGAACTATCGCCAATTCGAAGGGAGGTATCCACCCATTTATCGACATCACTGAACAAACCCGCAGCCTTACTTTCTGTGAATTGCCCTGCCTGAACCCAAGAGATCACAGGAATTCTTCTCATTTTAGTAATCAGCGTCCCTTCAAATTCGGTGCCATATAGAATGTAATCTATTGAAGTATTGAAGAATTTAGCCAGTTTAACCAATGATTCACCGCCTGGCACATTGACATCTTTCTCCCAATACCCAACCGCAACATCACTCACGCCACAAAACTTACCCAACTCCTTCTGTGAAGTTTTCGTTAGACGCCTGAGAGACTTAATGCGCTGCCCGACCGTTTCCATTAAGACACCATTTATTAATAAAGACTAAGCAATCTTAGTTTTTATTGACCAAAGAAAAATTGGTTATTAATATCTAATCAAACTTAGCTAGGAGGTCTCATGACCACTGACGAAATTGAAAAGTACTTTGGTAATGCCGAAAGAGTTGCCGAGTTTTTTGGCATCACAAGCGAGGCCGTTTACCAGTGGCGAAACAGACCCGGACAACTCATCCCAAAAGGCAGGGCAGCCGAAGCTGCGTACCGCACTGAGGGAAAGCTCGTATTTCACCCTGAGCTTTATAGCAAAGGTAATGATTCCGCCAATTAATCGTAACCACAGAATCAGGGGGGTTAACCGTGGGTAATGAACACTGGAAAGTAGAAAAACAACCGGCGTGGCTGGTGGCGGCAATACGCAAGACTATCGCGGCGTTGCCTGGCGGCTATGCGGAAGCGGCTGAAATTCTCGATGTAACAACTGACGCGCTGTTTAACCGTCTGCGTGACGGGGGCGATCAAATCTTCCCTATGGGCTGGGCGATGGTGCTTCAGCAGGCAAGCGACACGAAGCATATCGCTGATGCGGTTTCACGTCAGTCAAACAGCGTGAACGTGCCGCTGGTGGCAGTGGAGGACATCGATAACGCCGACATCAATCAGCGTCTGATGGAGTCAATCGAATGGATCGGCAAGCACTCATCCTATCTAAGAAAGGCTACTGCTGACGGGGTTATTGACCAGGCAGAACGCGAACAAATCGAAGAGAACAGCTATCAGGTGATGACGAAGTGGCAGGAGCATTTAACGCTGCTGTTTCGTGTTTTCTGTGCGCCAGAAAAGGTTGACGCCGGCGAGTTGCAGCTCCCGGCGTCGCGGCGTGTCGATCTAAATAGTGGAGATACCAACGCATGAACAGTTTAACGGCTAAAAGCCGCTTACCGCAACTCAGGATGATCCCTGTACCGGGAACACCGTCGTTTCGGTATGAGCGCAGATTATCAAACCGCTGGGTGTCATGTAACCACAGCAGGGCGGCCGCAATCGTGGGGGTGTACTACAGGAGGGCGAAAGAACTATGCGCGAACTTAACCGCAGATTCCGGGACCAGTACGGCATCCCTGTCCGGGTCATACGCTGGGAGCCAGAAACGCAGCGCGTTATCTACATGCGGCAAGGTTACGAGCATGAGTGCTTCAGCCCGCTTGAGCAGTTCCAGCGTAAATTCAGAGAAATAGGGATATCAGGTAGTGTAGATGGTGTTCAAACCCATTCCAAACAACCTGAGAGACAAGACCATGACTGAAGCTGACATCGTATTCGATTACACATTCAACTTACCGCTGCATCGCCTGATCATGCTTTTCATTCAGGTATCCGGAAGCGGTGATGGTGGCAAAGAGAAAGTCATCACTGACAAAAAACTTTTGAATTTTTGTTGTTGTTCATCTGCTGAGTTGATCACTGCGGTGAACTATCTGACTGAAAACGGATTCATCTGTAAACGCAACCTTGGCTTGCAGATGGGGGAACCAGCCAGCGGCTATACCATAGCCGTACCAGAACATTTGCGAGGCGATTGATGGGTAATTTAATCAAGTTACTGGACAGGCCGGTAGCTTATCAGCCCGCTTTTGCCATGCTGCGGGCAGGGAAAGTTAAAGCCGGACCAGTTGCAGCAGTTTTCCTTTCGCAACTGGTTTACTGGCATAACCGTATGGATGGCGCCTGGATTTACAAAACTCAGGCAGACATTACAACCGAAACAAGTCTCACTCGAGATGAGCAGGAAACCGCCCGCAAGCGGCTGATCGCCATTGGCGTTCTGGAAGAGCAACTACGCGGTGTGCCTGCGACCATGCATTATCGAGTAAACAGCGAGCGCCTTGAGGCTCTTCTCCTTGGATACGTTGAAAATCCGATCAAGAAAGAGACAAAACAAAAAACCAGAATGGGGAATTTCCAGAATGTGGAAACCCCGCAAACTGGAATGGTGCAATCCCGCAAACAAGAATGTGGAAACCCCGCAAACAAGAATGTGGAAAACCCGCAATCAAGTATGGAGCAAGCCAGCGAACAAGCATGCGGTGAAGCCACAGACTTTCTTACAGGAGATTACACAGAGAATACTCAGGAGAGTACACAGGATAAAAAAACTTCTTGTCCGGTTGCTGCGCAACCCGACCCCGAAGTGGCAATAACTGATTCAGCGATTGAAGTTCTTACCCATCTGAACCAGGTTAGCGGATCTCGTTACCAGAAATCACGCACATCGCTTGAGAACATCCGTGCCAGACTGCGTGAAGGTTACAGCGTCAGCGATCTGAAACTGGTAATCGACCTTAAGCACGAGCACTGGCACGACAACGACGAGCAATACCAGTACATGCGCCCTGAGACCCTCTTCGGGCCGAAGAAATTCGAAGGTTATCTGCAAAGCGCTACTCGCTGGGCAGCAAAAGGCCGTCCGCTTCGTGAAACATGGGACCAGAAACGGGAACGCGATATCAACGCGATAAGCCGCCCTGACACATCAATTCCAGAGGGGTTTCGGGGATGAGCACCTTCGATGAAGTATACGAATTCATCCGGACTCACCCGGTATCCGCTGCGCGTGATCTCATCGAGGCATTACCGCACATCAACGAAAACTCTATCGGCGGTGCGCTGATCCGCATGTACAACCAGGGAATGCTGGAGCGCCATAAGGTCGGCCATAACTGGGTTTACTACGTCGATGAGCCGTTAACCGCTGCTGAGCTGAAAAAGCTGACCGAACTGGAAAACCTCGCCCACGAACTGGAGGCGAAAAATCTCTGGCGCCGCGCCGCCACTGTGTGGCTTGAGGCCTACGATACGGCGTCTAACCAGACATCAAGGAATCGCTATGCCAGATACCGCGCCCGTTGCCTTAGTGGCATGACACACGGTGTTACTGATGGATCTGGTAGCGCACCGGGGAACTATGTTGGGGGTGATCTGTGAACTATTCGCTTATATATGCCGATCCGCCGTGGAGCTATGGCAACAATGCCAGCAACGGTGCGGCGCGTGACCACTACGACACGATGAAGTTGATTGACCTGAAGCGCTTGCCAGTCTGGGCACTGGCGGCTGAAAACGCTGTTCTCGCAATGTGGTACACCGGGACGCATAACCGCGAAGCTATCGAACTGGCTGAAGCCTGGGGTTTTACGGTTCGGACCATGAAGGGATTCACCTGGGTGAAACTGAACGCGCTGGCGGAGATGCATATCAATAAAGCCCTGGCCGCCGGTGAGGTGGAGGACTTTTACGACTTCCTCGACCTGCTCAACGGGCAAACACGTATGAACGGTGGCAACCACACCCGGGCCAATACTGAAGATCTTCTGATCGCTACTCGTGGCATCGGGCTGGAAAGGCGAGATGCCGGTGTTAAGCAGGTGATCTATAGCCCGCTGGGTGAACACAGCGAGAAGCCTGCCGAAGCGCGCCATCGCCTGGAACGGCTCTACGGCGAAGTGCCACGCATCGAGTTATTCAGCCGCAGCGCGGCGCCGGGGTGGGATCACTGGGGGAGTCAGGCTGCAACACCATCTGTTGATCTGATGCCCGGCTGTGCTATCGGAGTCGTCAACGCAGAGGAGCAGGTGGGATGAATCCTTTGACCGCACGGCAAAAACAGGTGCTCGCCGCCCTGGTGGACTATCAGCAGCAGCATGGCTACCCGCCAACGAACAAAGAACTTGCAGCGCTGATTGGCGCTGCGTCGGTGAATTCTGCAACAGCTCACCTGCGCGCCCTGGAAAAGAAAGAGGTGATCACCATTACGCCGCACGTATCCCGTGGCATCCGGATCAATACCAGCAACCTGTCGGCGCCAATGGCTGAAGCGGAAGAGATTATCCGCGCACTGATTGGCGGTGGTCCGTATGCCGTTGAGATGGCGCAAAGATGGCTGGATGAGAGGAGGGCGGGAGCATGAAGTCAGTCCTGCTTTTCCTACATAGTGCAAAAAGGAGTAGCTGGTGAGGGCGCTTTTAAATCCCGTGGTAGTCACTGAGTTGGGGATCGCTATATTCCGTCCCGGCTCCAGCCTGCTGCCGCACTTTCGCCGCGGGCGCATGCTGCTGGAGAATGAACCGGAGCGCCTGGTGGGTATGCCGAACGGTGAACTGCCACCAGCAGAGCAACCGCTGTCGGAAGATCCTGCACTGGCTGGCGTATTCGACAATGAAGCGGTGCTGCGCCGTGCTGGTGGCCTTAACGGTCTGGAAAGCTGGCTGCGGGACGCCAGTGTCTGCCAGTGGCCACATGAGTCATGGCACGATGAGAACATGACCACACTGCGCCATGCGCCGGGCGCGATCCGGTTGTGCTGGCACTGCGATAACCTTCTTCGCGAGCAAAGCAGCGAATCACTGGAGACCATCGCCAGAGCGAACGCCGCAGCCTACATCCTGCGCGCTGCGCGACGCGAACTCGGTTTCGATGAGGCCCACACACTGACGCTGCCTGAGTTCTGTTGGTGGCTGGCACAAAATAGCCTGGCTGATACCCTGCCTGATAGCGCCGCCCGGCGGGTGCTTCGCCTGCCGGAGCCGGAGATAAAGCACATTTACCGCGAATCCGAATTGGTACCGGGTTTGCTATCGCCGCGAGAAATCGTCCAGGAAACAGCAAAGCAGGTGCTGGCGCTGCGCATCGATCCGGAAACACCAGAATCCTTCATGCTGCGCCCAAAGCGCCGCCGCTGGGTAAACGAAAAGTACACCCGCTGGGTTAAAGCGCAGCAATGCATGTGCTGCAACAATCCGGCAGATGACCCTCACCACCTGATCGGCCACGGGCAGGGCGGAATGGGTACCAAAGCGCATGACCTGTTTGTGATCCCGCTTTGCAGAGCGCATCACGACGCGTTGCACGCTGACACTGTGGCATTTGAAGAAAAATATGGCAGCCAGCTTGTGCTGGTATTTCGGGTATTAGATCGCGCGCTGGCCATCGGCGTGCTGGCGTAAAATGGAGATGACTGATGCGTGATATGTATGAAGTAATGGATATGTGGGGAGCCTGGGCAGCATCTGATAGCAGTGGCGTTGACTGGCAACCAATAGCTGCGGGTTTTAAAGGTTTACTGCCGCATGGAAAAAAGTCACGTCTTCAATGCGGCGATGACGACGGAATTATGATTGATGCCTGCTTGACAAGATTGAGAAAAGTAAGGCCTGATGAGTATCAACTTATAATTGCTCATTTCGTTATAGGTTTGTCATTACGTACTATTGCGAAAAAAAGGAAATGCTCTGATGGCACCATCAGAAAAGAATTGCAGACAGCTTTAGGTTTCGTCGAAGGATGCATGCTTAGTACTATCATTTAACTTTGCTTAAATAATAGGAGTATACCTCATAAACTCCTGTAGCTTCTGCGGCCCTACCCGCAATCTCGTAGGTAGGTAGGGTCGGAAAAACATAGCGCTCTTTCTTATCAATAATGTCGTTTAAAATATAATAAATAACCAACATGGAATTAAGCATGGAGCATTCTGCTATTAGGCATAATTTATTGTCTGTTTTGTAATTTTCTCTAACTTTATTATATTTTTCAGTAATTGTTTTTTGATGGGTTAGTAAAGCGCTATATGCTTTCCTTTGCTCCTTGCTTAAAGATTCATAAACATCATAAAAAAAATTAGATAACAGTGTGAAGTCTATCTCACGGCCAAGCTTTAAAAATGGCAGATTGTCACTTTTTCTTAATGTAATACTCTGCGCTGTTGTTGTAATGCAATCTTCCAAAAAATCAAATTCATCATTCAATGATGTGAGTATCATTTTTTTCAATCTATTTTGCCTTATCCTCTCTTTAATTATCTCTAGTATTGGTGCTGATAAAAAACCAAGAACGAAAGGTAATAATATTTTAAGTACTTCCTTCACGTTTTTATCTCCGTAAAAGTTTTCTTTATCTTACGAAAATGCTAACGCGTACGCAAAAACTATCGTAACCTGTTAAGAGTGGTCACTTAGACACGCACTTAAAGCTTCTTTTCCGATCGTGACTAACATCAAAGAAAGCGGCGCCCCTCCTTGCTAGTAATGAGTTTCCACACAGCAAGGAGAAGATATGGGTATATGCAGCGGTTGTGCTAAACCTTTACGTGGTTCTCTCAAAATTAATCAGGCAGGGCAGGTGTATAAGTCATGTCCTGAATGTTCAGGTAAAGTTGGATATCACGTTTTTTATCGGTTAGAAGATTTTGGCGACAGAGACATGGGAGATGGCAGGATTATTCCTCAGTCATGGTGCCCGGCATGCAGAAGTGATGCATTACCTCTCGTGCCTCCTGCGCTAATGTGCAAATAAGTTCATAAATCTTTAGGCTCGCTTCGGCGGGCCTTTTCATTGGCCTGTATAAATGACGGGCTTCCTGCTGTGAAAATGGGCGGCTGGTGGGTGTTGTAGCACCCGGCCAGCCATTCGCTCATGTTTGAGGTCACAAGCGAACCAGGGCCCACTGCTTTAGCGCAAAAGCATAGTTAGCCTACCAGAGTCCCGCTTACTGATCTATGAAAAACACTGTAAAAATATCCAGTATTGAGTTAATTAACGCTGATTGTCTGCATTACATACAAACCCTCCCTGATAATTCCATTGACCTGATTGTTACCGATCCGCCTTACTTCAAGGTGAAGCCGAACGGCTGGGATAATCAGTGGAAAGGGGACGAGGATTACTTAAAGTGGCTCGACGGCTGCCTGGCGCAGTTCTGGCGAGTCCTCAAACCCTCGGGCAGCATCTACCTGTTTTGTGGTCATCGGCTTGCGGCAGATATCGAGTTGATGATGCGCCGCCGTTTCAGTGTGCTGAATCACATCATCTGGGCAAAGCCCTCTGGCCGGTGGAACGGCTGTAATAAAGAAAGCCTGCGGGCTTACTTCCCGGCGACCGAGCGCGTTCTCTTCGCAGAGCATTATCTTGGGCCGTACAGACCGAAAGACGATGGCTACGAGCGGAAGGGTACGGAATTAAAGCAAAGCCTGATGGCTCCCCTGATCGAGTATTTTCAGAGTGCCCGAGCCTCACTCGGCGTCACATCGAAAGAGATTTCAGCCGCTACGGGTAAGAAAAACATGGTCTCGCACTGGTTCGGATCCAGCCAGTGGCAACTGCCGGGCGAGGCGGATTACCAAAAGTTGCAGGCGTTATTCACCCGAATAGCCACAGAGAAGCACCAGCGTAGCGAACTGATTCAACCTCATCACCAGTTGGTGGCCACGTACCATTCACTTAACCGTAAATACTGCGAACTACTGGAAGAATACAAATCGCTCCGGCGGCACTTTGCTGTCACAGCCGCGGTTCCGTATACGGATGTCTGGACTTACAAGCCTGTGCAGTTCTACCCCGGCAAACACCCGTGTGAAAAGCCAGCGGACATGCTGAGGGACATTATCAACGCCAGCAGCAGACCCGGTGATCTTGTCGCCGATTTCTTTATGGGATCTGGCTCAACGATTAAGATGGCTATTGAGCTTGATCGACAGGCGATTGGTGTCGAACTTGAAACGGAACGGTTTAATCAAACGGTAGAAGAAATCAACAATCGATAACAAAGGCATGCCAAAAGTATTGCAGGTACGATGTGATCGGAAATTTTCATTCCATCGCTGGTGAAGCTAAGGGAGGAATCATGAGCATCTATGCCGACGCTGCTATAAAAGCTCGCTGTTTCATTGTTCAGGACCGGATTACGCCATCGGAGGCCTGGAGTAAGGCTGTCGCAACCGTGACTATTTCAAAATCATCTCGTGAAAAGGGATGTCCCAAAACCACATTTTTGGCATTAGCCAACGCTGGTTATTTGAAAGATGTTCGTGCTCTTTTATCCTCCCAAAAGAGAGGCCATGTCTTAAGGGAACGGGCAATAGCTGCTGCAAACATTGTTCTTTCAAGACCAGAAATAGAGAAAAAAGATTTGGCCTACGAGCTTGGCTATTCGGACCGGCAGGGGGCATACGAT